CACGAATAAAATCTTGAATATCATTTTTTACACCTGGAGTGTCTGTAGATATTAATGCATCATATGTTTCAGTATATGGTATTACATTCCTATCTTCTAACTGAAGCGCACTTAATGTAGTAGAACTCCAATTTTTTACACTAATGGGTGAATCATAATCAACTGGATTACCATCAGAATCCACATCAATTTGTTCTGCAAAAGTACCACCTGCAGTAGATGTAATAATATTTGTTACTGGGTCTAGTGTCCAACTTAAACCACCGAATCTCCACTTACCATTACTAGCAGGAAAGAAACAACTGCTTCTTTTGCTAAAAGGTAATTTATCAATAGCTACATAAAAGTCTTTATACTTGCCTGTTGAACCTATTTCAAACTTTCCATACTTTTTATAAGGGCCATCATATACTCCTGTTCTCTCTACAACGAAATCACTTACTGATCTTTTTTCGCCTACGACTACATATCTATCCCACATGGGGCTAGTGTTGTAAGCCATAGTCAATCTACGATTAGTTAAATCAAGCAAGTTCTGAGTCTCTTCTGTGGTAAAATCATTTACCCCTGCGAGAGCCTTGATTGTGTTAAATAAATCTAGATTTTTGCGAAGTATCATTATGCTTTATTCGGTGATAGGTCTTTGTGCTTCTTATTGAAGTATTGTAAAAATTCTTTAGATAAGACAGTATCTGATCCATACTTCTTAACTAATCTAAAATAATCCCTAGCCGGGATTGTAGCAACACACTTACCCAGGGTAGGGTGTGTCTTTCCGACATTTTCTCTAGCCTCTTTACGAGCTATGTCGGTTCTATGTTTTTCAGTAGATGCCTCTTCGATAATGGCTTTATTAATAATATCAGCCATTGCTTGGCAATGTTCTCCCTCGTCTAGAGGTTTGTTTTTAAAGTGTAATATTTCCATGATAAAAAAAGGGTGGCAGGTAGATGCCTACCACCCTATTGAATTAATTGTTAGCTTGTAAGCCCTGAACCTGCTGTTGGATAGTAAGCTACTAAGAGTTTAAATTTACCTCTTGTTGCATTACCGAATCCATTACCTGTACCATTAGATGATACATTGAACTGAGAAACAAGGTGAGATGTAGCAGTTGCACCATTTAATAATGCACCTGTGTTTACATAACCTTGATTGTCTGTGTCTCCAGTAAAGCAGTTTACTGCTGCTACGAATCCATCAACATCGTCATCTCCACAAGAGATTGTTGCATCAGAGATAGCTGAACCAGTAGATACTGATGCAGTTACTAACTCTTTAACTTCAATGCTTGCTTTAGCGATAACACCTGCAAGTGCAGACCCTGATGGGAACTGAACTGCTGTTGATTGAGCGCCTGTTGAAGTTGATAGTTCGCTTGCATCAAACTCTACTTCGTGAGTATAGCCTTGTGCAAGGGTTTCTAGGTTTCCGATTTTCTTTAATACTAATGCCATGTTATTATCCTCCTATTCTAAGATTATTTGATTATACCATGAGCCGCAGGAGCATAAACACCAAGTGTTAATGCACAATCTACGAAACCTCTTTCACCACCACCCATGTTAGGTAGGCGAGATGATCCCATAGGGATAAGCTCGTGAATACCATAGTAGTCAGGGTTGATCATATAACCACGATCATGGTTAGTGTTTGCACCTGAAACTGTCTCTGGGTTAGTAACTGGGTTCATGTTTACGATAGAAACGATACCGAAGTCTGATTGATAAATCTCAACAGATAGTTTGATTGTTGAGTTATTACCATCATAGTTCACATTACGAACTGTAGCAGTTTGGTCACCTAAGCGAGCATAGTCTGCGATCTGTTTACGAAGGTTAGTATCAGCGATAAGAACTAAGTTGTTAGCTTCACCATTTGAACGATAGATTGAGCGAATAACTGTGTTGAACTCAGTTTCAGTAATAGCTGAACCATTTGTATCAATAGATGCTGCAGGAGTTTCGTACTCATCAGGGATGTCAGAATTAGCGCCATCCAAGAACTTACCAAGTCCTCGCATTTTGTAAGGTACTGCACCTGTTTCTGCTTGACGATCATTGTCGGAAAGAATTGTTGCTTCAACATCTCTTTTCAATTCACGAATAGCTTTTGCTTCAGCTTGTGCAACTTTAGCAGGTCCTACAGAGTCAACAGCTTCCTGTAAATCAGAAACCATGAAGTCTCTGCGAAACTTCTGAATGTAGTTACCAAGGCGAGCGCGGCTTGCGAATTGGTCTGTGAATGATGTAACATCAGCACCTTCACTAATACCTGCAGTTGAGGGATCAGAAAGGTTATCGACACTCCACTCAACAAAAGTAGCATTAGCTTTCTGTTTGTTGGCAGACGAAAGAGCTGGTGTTTCTTCTGGCGCAAGGATAGTTAAGACATCTGTCAAATCCTCACGATTAGAAACACTTGGCCCTTGAGTTGTAACTGGCTGTAAAGCCGGGTTGAATGTATCTGAAATAGCCATTTTGGTTATTATTTAATTGTTATTGTTTGGATAATTGAGCAGTTCGATATTTGATGAAAGAATCTTTTGATCCACTTTCTTTAAATCTAGAATTTAGATCAGCGAGAGCCTTTTGACTTTTTTTAGTACGAGAGACTATTGGTGCAGATGAAGCACTTGTCTTTGGAGGTGTGATTGAGACTTTACTTGGTGTATCTTGTATTAGCTTTCTACCATAGATACTATTAGCTGCATGAGCAATAATGTATGGCAATTGGGCTGATATACTTGGTTCAACCTTGTCTTGTAGATCAATGAATCGCTTATCATTAAGCATTGCCTCGTAATTTTTACGAGTGTCATTGTCTTCACCACTAAGCCATTCTAACTCTTGCTTTGCTTGAGTATCAAATGCTTCTCTAAGTTGTTTTCCTTGTTCAACACTCTGTAACTTATTTAGTTGGTCTGGTAAGAATGTGTCTCTTGCTTTCCGAGCTTGCAATAAACTCTTTCTTACTTGAGCCTTTGTGACTTCTTTACCATCTACTTCTGTTACAATATCATCTGCTGCATAGCCATCTGACTCGAATAATGTGTCCTCTGCCCAGGAAATGATATCATTTACTTCCTGTGCTTTACCTTGGAGGTCTTCAATGGTTTCCAAGTTTGAGTAAGGATTATTTTCGATTGGCTTCTTAACATCAAGAGGATTACTCTTACCCTCTTGCATAGTTCTCTGCAACTGTGCTAATTTTTCTTCAGCCGCTTTTCGCTTTGCAGTAAGTTCACCATATCTGGCTACAGCTTTACTACCTAGCTTTTGACCAAGTTCTTTAATCTCATCCTCAGACATTTCGTCTAAGTTGTACTGTGAAAGAACATCAGTAGTTTCCTCTTCTGTTTCAGTAGGTAACTGCTCGTTAACCTCTTGCACTTCTGTTTCTTCTACTGTCGACTCTGGGACTACCTCTTCGGAAACTTGTTCTTCAACTGTCTCTTCGGGTTGTCCTAACCTACGAGCTATAAACTCGTCTGTTGATGTATTTGCCACAGGATTTGTTTCTGACTCTGCGATGTCAGGATTCTTTATATCTGTCATAATTTCCACTTTCTTTGCGCCTAAGCGATTGCGATAAATTCATTATAACATACTAACCAAATCGTCTTTTTATATCATCAAAGTTTACTAGCTGAATTATTTGATCGTATGCTAGTATCTTTCCACTTATCTGATGTAAGTCTTCGTAATTTGCTTTATGTAACTCAGCGATACATTCTTCTCTGAGTTCGTGGATATTTAGTATGAAAGTTCCAAAACTTTCGTGATGTTCAAGTGCTTGTATAGCTTCTTCTAGTGTCATATATTTTGTGTATCAATATTACCCATAGCCGCAGGTTCTGTACCTATGCGACCAATCTGTGCATTCTGCTGTTGTTGCATCATGAAAGTATATTGCCCTTGGTATTTCTCAAGTCTACCTCTAAACATTTCGTCTTGTGCTAGTCTTGCTTGTACATCAGGCTGAGAAACATACTGTTGTATTACTTGCATTGCAACTTGAGCGCCATTAGGTCTAGCTGGCATTTCAATACCAGCGAATATCTTAGCTAAGTCATCAGTAACTTGTTTGACCACTTGTTCCATTGCTGACTCTACTGGTTGTAGTATTTGGTCAGCTAATACTGGGTCAACAGAATTTGCTATAGCTGTGAGTAATTGGTCTACATTTATGCGACCATTTCTATCTAATGCAGTTAATGCTTGTATTTGTGCAAGTTTTTTCTCTTGTACTTCTGGGTCTGTATTTAATACATCATAAGATATAGTCACATCAAAGTCTTCGTTGGGATCACCTTTGCCAAATGTTTGTGGGTCAGGAGAACCTGTAACTCTAAAGAAAATACTATCGGGACCAAATCTTTGGAAACACTTGTATGCTAATTTAATTGTATCAGCACAATGTTTTAAAAATTTATTAGTTAAGAACTGTAGCTTTAGTTGGCTAATAGGAGTTCCATCTAATCCCATAAGTCTGTCGGCTTGATCCTGTAAAGTTGTTTCAATCTCTACTGAGCCAGATGGTGGTGGTGGAGTTGGAGCAAAGTCTAAGTCTCCCTTTCTTCGATAAGGTATGTATCGTCCAGGACCATAATCAGTTGGAGCTTGTCCAACAGGATGTATGATTGGAGGCAAAGTTGCTAGTGAGTTTCTATCAACTCTAGAATCTCTCTCAACTTTTACTTGGTTTTGTATACCACGAAGAAGATCAGGGGCAGTCATTGTATCATACAATCTCTTTGAATCCTCTGATAACTTAGTAACAACAATAGGATAATCCTCATAGCCATTCAATAATTCATGAATTGCATATGCAGGAGCATCATTGTTGCCACTAAATTGTTTATGGAATACAGTATAGTAGATTCCTTCTGAACCATCCTCTGGGTCAATCAATCGCTGGTATCCATAAATTAATTCTATTAAGTCTTCTGCTTCGTATCCATAATCTTGGATTAAGTTACTTCTGCGACCTTCTTGTTCCTTTTCAATATCAGAGACATCTACACCTTTGTAGTTCTCTATCATTTCTTGAACAAAGTCTGCATCCCATCCATCTGTAGTAACTTTTAGTTCCAACTCTTGTGGGGTATAGAAGCTGCGCCAAAAACAATATGGTGCTTTTTGTGGATCAGTAACATAAGCGGGGAAGAAGAAATCAAAGTCAGGGGCTAAGGTTTTAAGGTCAGGAGCATTTACTTGTCTCTTAACTATTGGAAGCTCTGCCTTACCTTTAGTTCTCAAGTCTTTGATAGCTTTCTTCGCCCTTTTCTCTGTTACTCCTTCAAAAATATTTTGCAATAAAGCAATAATCTCTGGTTCGTTCTGCCCGGTTTGTATTGCAGTCCCAACCTCTGGAGACATCTGAGATATCTGAACTAAGTCTAACTCTTGTAGAAACTTTCTATCTTCTCTTTGCCAACCAACATGACTAATTAAGATGCCGCGCTCTAACAAATAGTTACAACCTAACTCCATCTCTTTTTCAAATCTAGCTATGTAACCAGAGCTAATCATCCATTTAAGGAAACCAGATACTACCTTTGACCTAGCGATGTCACTCACTTCTACTGGGAATGCAGAAACATTCGCTCTGTTAAGAGATGACATCAACAAAGCAACTAGTCTTTGTATTCTCTCATCAATAACATGAGCTTCCATATCTGATGCACCTTCCCATGGAAAAGCATCTGCTCCATGTTTGCGATGGTCTCGGCTTTTACCAGCCCAATAGTTTCTGCGATTATCGTAAGAATCTCTGCATAAATCAAAGTATGGCTCTAACTCATTTACTGTTTGCTCGTAAGCATGGCGCAAGTGATTAATGTTTGGCTCATCTGAGATATATGTGAGTGACTCAGTAATTTCTTGGTCTTCCATATGTTTTTATTGTATCATTAATATCAAACGATCTTTGGGTCTATCATAACATATCTGTCATCTATCTCTTCTTCTACATGAATGAATTGTCCTGGTCTAGTCATTTTTGCAAACCTTGGTGACATTTTTACAGGCACTACACCATTCTTTTCTTTTATATGTACAAATACAAATCTAGGATTTGGGGCTTTGTTTCTTATTCTACCACGATAGACTCTGG